GTGTCGGGATTGTGAAATCCTAAAATACGCACGCGGCAGCGACCAAGCTTCAAGGGGTCGTTGATATCTTCGACAACGCCTTGCCACCAAACAAACTGAGTGCCCATAAAATATGGACCAGCTGGTGAATATGGTTCGCTCATTATGATAACTCCACTTCTTTGCTTTCGGGATAAGCCAACGGCATCGAATCGCGCTCGAGATAAAGACGCATTTTGTAATAAAAAGGTGAAATCATATGAGTAATTTGAGTAACAATATAATTACCAGACAAATATGGATCTATTTGCTCTTCGTTTCCTATACCTGGTTGAGAGGATGGAATATTAACAGCAACAACTTCACCAATACGCCGCTGCGAATCGCCAGCAACCAAAATAGTTAATTTTGAATTTTCAAGTTGCGCCATATGCGCATTTCTTTCTAAAACCATGCGATCATAATCATCGTTTACTTCCACGTTATCGTAAGCATAAGTTTGACGAGGATACATTCGATAATGAGCTAAGTTATATGAACTAAAACGATCGTTATTTTTGGGAAGAATTCCATTGTTGTATATAGTGGTAAGTTTATTAAAATCTGAATTGTAAGAAAATTTAATAGCATTAACAGTTTTAAAGGTAATGTCGTGCAGCAACAACATTGAACCATACAATCCATTTGATATATTATTTAATGTGTTGTTACCAGTTAATATTTCATAGTTTTCAATTCTATAAAATTCTTTTTCAATATTTTTTAATACAACTGGATCTCTTTCTTCCGAAAGATTTTGTTTGAACCATGTGTATTCAACTTTTGGTGTGCGATCAATCGCATAATAATTTATGTTACAAAAATAAAAACCATCTAAATCTTCATAAAACATGTAAGATTTGTCGCGAGCATTTTCACCAACCGATTTTAAAGCTATCATATCGATAGCATCAAGTGGAGACATATAAGGAACTATTAAATTTTTATTTTCAACGGTTGGCTGTGTTGTTAAATTTTTTGAAGTGTTCAAATTTTTATTGAATATATCACGAACCATATCAGAATATTTCATGTCGCGAAGCGACAATGAAATTTTCTTTTTGGAAGAAGTAACAAATTCTTCGGAAACAAAATGCAACCTATAAACAATCACACCTTTATTATTATTATCTTCACTTCTAGCATCAGTTTTATAACAGAAAAACTTCTTTTGAATCTTTTTTGGACGACTTGGAGTGACAAATGAAATAGTTACGTGTTCGTTGCCGATTAATGGAACGTTACGCATCAAATTTATGTTGTCTGCAATGTGTATGTACCCGGACAAACAAGAATAATCCATCGACTCATTGATAACAATTTCGGTTATATGAGAAGTGATGTCTATTTGAAAACCGTTATACGACGACAGCACCACCATTTCTATCTGGCAGTCGCCCGGACTTAATATTTTGTTGTCTCTAGAAGTTTCTATCATTTAAACATTTTTTCAAATTGTTTTACTATAGGAGGCACATATTCGGGTCTTAAAATTTTGACATTTCGTTTAAAATCATTTTCCATTTCTTCGTTCATTCGATTTGTAACGGTATTGTTTTGCGATCCATTAATATATTTATTTAAGATAAAATCATTAACACCAGTCAAACCAGTAGATTGTGAATTTGGCAGACCATCTTTATTGTTATAGAAAACACTTTTTGTAGCGTAAATTCTATTGTCGTCATATTCATAATAATTTATTTTAGCATAAGGATCTAAATAATTATTAAAATCGTCAATAAAATGATGCACCGAGTCTGCGTTGTAATCTACAATCTTTTTGGGTGTAGCTTTGAATTCAACACCATCTGCATTCGATGAAACCGTGTCAAACGACAGTTTAAAAACACCACCCTCAACTTCGTCCACTACCAATTTTCTAAAAGTTGGATCCCATTCAACAATCTTTCCGGTTATTACTTTATTTCCTTGCGTTTGTTTTAATGTATTACCAACCACAAAGTGAGATTTGAAGCTAGTTAAAAGTGTGTTTGTTCCATTTCGATAAAATTGAGTAGCTTCGGTGCCAACGCAATCGTAGAATATTGCAACTCCGGGATATTTGATATAGATGTACTTGTCCAAATCTTGACTTGACATTGGCCAGTCATAATAAGGATTGTATATCTTATTTGACATTAAAACTATCCAATGATAGTCGGGTCTCTGATACACACGCTGTGATATGTGTTCTGGTTTTTCACCATCTTTGACCAAATAATCAACGTAACATTTATTGGAACGTTCGGGAAACGTATCCAAAAATTTAGCAGAAGTTAATAAATTAACTGCTGCCGCTACGTTGTTTTGTTGCAAATCAAATTTATAAGGAATTGTGGAAAATTTATTAAAAAAAGACATAAAGATCCTTTAATAATATCCATTTTTCTGAATATTAGCGTCAAAGAAATCATCTGGTTTTGGTATATCTTCGCGTGTAAGAATTTGCATTTCTTGGAAGTTCATACCTAAAGTAATTTTTATTGGAGCTTTGAAAGTTGGTCCATTTTCTGTATTAGAAAATTCTTGATGTGTAATTAATACACCGTTTTGCGAGTAATTCACGTTAGTATTTAACAAAGCACAAATCTTGTATTTTGGTAAATATAAGTTTTCAATCCATCCACGACCATCTACATAAGTCATATTTTCCAACAGGAACACACACGGAACTTTAACGAGAGCACTTCGATTTTCACGCGACGGATGGGAATAATATTTTATGGCAGAAATAATTTTTGCAACTTGACGTATTTCTTCTTGAGATTTTGGATAAAATGCAACTTGAACCGACAACGATCTTCTGCCAACAGACTCAAACAAGAATTCATAGTTTTGCGCTGGTGCCATTCCGACTTTAGCTGCAGCAGCTTGCACAAGCGGTGCAAACATTTTGTTTTCCATTCCGCCTTTGAGAACTTCACCAGCTATACTTTTTGCTGCATCTTTCATTGCATCAGCGATCGATCCACCAGCTGCCTGATTGGCTAAAATATTTTGCAAAGCAGGAAACAAACCTCCTTGTTCTTTTGCTCCCCAATTTGTACTATATGAGTAGTTTAAGTTATCGCCGGTAGCGTACAAATATATGATATTTTTGACTTCATCGGGTAGTAATTTGGTATTTACTGTTGTTCTAGAAGAAACATAATCAGTCAAATTTTTGACAGCCGAGTCGTAATCCGGAGATGTCAAATATTTTGTTGACAGTTCTTTTCCTATATTACTAGATAATATTTTTTGCGCTTGTTCGCGAAATTGATTTCTTGCTTCGTTTAATCCACCTTCTTTTTGTGCTTGATTTATTAAATTTCCAAAACCGCTACTCGCCATTTGATTTACTTTGTCTTGATAGTTGTTTATTTCACTAGAATATAAGTTTGGATTATTTAATAAAACTTCATTTGCGATATCGCTAAATTCGTTTACAGCACTTGATAATTTGTCTAAAGTTCCACTACCAGAAAATTGACCACTTCCAAGCACTTTTTCTGTAAAATTTTCTATCTTTTGCTTGGCTTCTTTAGACACCAAATTACCACCAGCATAATCCAATATTGTAATTTTTAAAATGTTTCTAGGTACTTCGTGACCATCAACATATGATTTTGTGGTAATATTTCCTAAACTTTCAGGATAATAATAAATTTTCTTGAGTATGCTGCTTTGTGCTTCTTGATAATCTTTCATCAATACGTCAACAACTTCATCGACAGCTGGATTTGCCGACTGCTTGGAATCCTCACCGTTTGCCACGTAATCAAAAAACTGATCTTCTATTTGCGGAACATCTTTGTCTGGTATGCCAGGTCTTCCGGGAGTTTTTGCTCTCAAATTACTGTCTATATAAGGTGAACTTGGATTTAGTGGGTCGTAAGGCAAAGCTGGTTCCTTATTTATAAATAATTTCATATTTATTTATAATCTAAAAGGAAACCATTTACGGCATACAAAGGTCGCTACAGTCCAGAAAACCCTCAAAAGTATCGCGGTGATCCCACCAAGATATTTTATCGTAGTCTATGGGAGCGCAAATTTATGAAATTTTGCGATACCAACAGCTCGATCATCGAGTGGTCCAGCGAAGAAATACAAATTCCTTATTTTAGCTCGCTGGACAAAAAGTATCATAGGTATTTTGTAGATTTCTGGATCAAGGTCAAAGATCGAGACGGCAACATCAAGTGTAAATTGATTGAAATCAAGCCTTACAAACAAACAAAACAACCCAAACCCAAACAGAGACAAACACCCTCGTATCTGAAAGAAGTTAAGAATTGGGTTATAAATAATCATAAGTGGAGTGCAGCCAACAAATACTGTCAAGACAGAAATTGGGAGTTCTTGATATTGACCGAAAAACATTTGTTCAAAGAAAATGATGGTAAAAACGACAAATAACCAAAATTGGTTGCAAAAAGCTGCCAAAGATCAAAAATATATTAAAATTTTTGATCCGCAAGAGCTTTTTGGTGGCTTTGTTGCCGTCAGTTTTGACAAAAGCGCGGTTCCAAATCAAATATTTTGGTTGATTGGAGTAAAAAACAACAAAATTATGGCTGTCGACGTTTCAAAATTGATTTTTAAAGTCAAAAAATATTTAATTTTGTCAGTTTTTAATGATTTTTTCAAAGACACACAAAATATTGAACTTTTTATGCAAAAAAATCGTTTGAAATCCAACGTTATCGAGCTTTCTCCCGACAAAATAACAAAGTTTGTTGTTTTGGATGCCAAGGACGCAAAAAACATTTTGCACTTTTAAGGTAAACCATGCCAAATCCTCCAATTCCAGATAGACCAGCGGGTAATTATAGTCTAAATGATGTTCGTGCGTTTTCGTCCAGACCTCAAAGCGAATGGCCACCTGGATTTCGAGCACACATGACTGGTGTTTCAACCAAAGATGGTTTTAAACCTGTTCCTGGTTATGATGATTTTCGTTCTGGTAGAATAAACACTTTAGCACCCGATCAAAAAGCAGGTTTGCCAAATCAAAACAACGCCAGTTATCCAGCATCTGGTTTTGAAAAAAAATTCTTGGAGACATCACCAAGACCACCAGAACTTACAACAGCCGAAAGTTTTATTCAAAATGCTGGAAATTTTACCGAAACAACATTCGAAGCGGTAAACGGCAAAGTCAGACAAGCAATTAAAAATGTTGATTCAAAAATATTTGATACAGATTCGGCAGATCCAGAAAAAACCAATCAACTTCTGCGCTCCAAGTATGTTCCCGAGATAAAAAACACGCGCGGATTGATTGGTCAATTTATTCAACATGCCGCAAGCGTCGGATTTTCGCGCGACAATCGTTTTATTGTTTTGGTGTATGGTCCAAATATTAAAACCGATTTTTATAAAGATGCAATCAATCGAAAGAATTTTATTACATTTGGACAAAACGGATCGCGCAATTATATTGATAAAGAACATCAACGACGTTTGGCGTTGACGTGCCAAGATGCGGTGTTGGCAGGAAAAGCGTTGATGACCGAAGATTTCAATACAACATCCAACGGTCCCGAAACCAGACATGCTTATGCCGAAAACTATACGGGTGATTTATCGCTTACATTTTTGAACAGCAACGACTTTTTCGAGCGCATGTATTTTGAAAACTGGATGGAAAAGATAGTAAATCCAGGCAATCACGAGGTTGCTCTTTACGATGATTATGCCAAACCTTGGTCGATCATCGTTGCTTGTTTGCCAGCAAACTTTTATAACTTTAATAATATAAACGATCGCTACGAAAGCGGAGCCACGATCGAAGATGTAGCCAAAAGTGTGGTTCTCGATAAAACATCCGATATTTATTTTGTAAGATACGATCATGTGTATCCGTATCGAATAAACGATCAGGCTTTGAGTGCAAGCAGCACCGGTGCAAATTTAAAATTTACGGTTCAATTTAGATATCACCGTTGGTACGACCCGGTTGTTCGTTATATGCAAGACAAAGAGTACAAGCGAGTAGGTCTTGTTGGTATACCAACAGCCGGTCAAGCTCTTGTGCAAAATGCGTTGCGAAGAAAAAAGCAAGATCGAGATATCGCTCAAAATTATGTACCAGTTAAAAATCTCGAAGGACCCAACTACAGCTTTATTCCTGATGTTCCCGACAATATGGGTATGACACAAGAAGAATTGAGTCCGTTTGAAAAATTTAAGAAAATTGCTCGAACCATAGCCAAATATTCGGATCCAAGAGAATTGAAAGGTTTAATCATAAACACTGGAATCGAACAGCTTGGCGGCGTGATAGGCGAAGGTAATCTCGAAACGATTGCTCAAGGCGGTCAAATCGTAGACGTTTATCGCCAAACATCAAACAAAGATTATCAAACAACCACAAGCAAACTGATAGGACCACTTGGAAAATTATTATAATTAAGGATTTTTTATGCCATTACCACAAATTGATGTACCGATTTATGAATTGCAGCTTGTATCCAAAGATCAAAAAATACAATATCGTCCGTTTTTGGTTAAAGAAAAAAAGATATTGATGATAGCAGCCGAATCAAAAGATCCATCGGCAGCATATCTTGCGGTCAAGCAAATTGTCAGCAATTGCACTTTCAATAAAATTGATGTAGAAGAACTGGCTCTGTTTGACCTGCAATATCTGTTTTTGAATATTCGCAGCAAGTCAATCGGAGAAGTGAGCGAATTTAAGTTTTCTTGTCCAAAATGTAAAAATAAGATTTTATCGTCGATCAATTTTGAAGAGATCAAAATAACCAAAGATCCTTCGCACGACAAAAAAATAATGATTACCGACAAAATCGGAATCGTTATGAAATATCCAAATATGCAAATTGAGAAATTGGCCAAGCAAAATATTCGTCGCGAAGAATTGGATCTTAAAGTTGTGGTAACTTGCATCGATTACGTGTTTGACGAAGAGCAAGTGTACTATTCAAAAGACATTTCACAAAAAGAATTGGAAGAACTGATCGAGAGTTTGACCGAGCAGCAGTTTGCAAAAATTACAAAGTTTTTTGATACTTTACCGTCTTTAAAGCACGATATTCCGTATGTGTGTACATCTTGTGGTCATACAGACACATACGAGGTAAAGGATTTGTATGGTTTTTTCGCCTGAGCTGCATCGATGAAAATTTGTATCAATATTATAAATTAAATTTTCAGTTGATGCAGCATCACAAATATTCTTTAAACGATCTAGAAAACATGATGCCTTGGGAAAGAGAAATTTATATTATTATGATACGCGATTACATCGACGAGGAAAACAAGCGTCTGGCTCAGCAGAATAAGGGATAAAAATGGAAAAGTTAGATTTTACAAAAAATGTAGAAATCGAAAACACACCCGGATCAATATCAAAAATTATTGTATCTATTGTTGAAGCCAACAAAACGGCTGTTGCCTACGAATCCACAAAAGAGCAACAGCCGCTCAAACAAGAAGCAACTCAGCAATCCGACACAACAGCAAAACAACCAGAACTTGATATATCTCCAAAAGGCAGCGAAGACAAAAAAGAAACTTATGATTCTACGATCACATCAACCAAGAATGATGATATCGAGTCGGGTGGAGCAACTTTAAATCCCGAATCGATAATTGTAAAAGCACCATCGATTGAAGAACCAATACAAGCATCTCAAGATGTTTCTGTGGATGATAGCGTAGAACCAAAAAATCCCGATCAAAAGATTCCTGCAGTCGAAACAACCACCGAGCAGCCTGATCAACAAAATCTAGAGTCAAAAAAAGACGATGCCGATCAAGATGCAATATTCTCTAAGATTTTACAAGAAGTTGAAAAAATTCAAAGTTTCTTGTTATCGAAAGATTCAACGATCGACCAGGTTTCACAGCCAGAAGTTTCTTCAGATGCTCTGACAGTTGAGACACAATTAGAAAAAGATCAACAACAAGAAAATAAAGAGAATGTTAAATTTGAAAAATTAGAAAAAGATCAAATAAAAATATTTAATAATATTTACCAAGAAGTTCAAAAAATTCAAAAATCTTTTGAAAAAGATCGTATTGCAGCCGAAGAAGCCGAAAGAGAAGCACAAGCAACACGAGAAAAAGATGTTGAACTGAAACAAGAACAAAAAACCGAAGATGAAAAACAAGGTGGATTTTTTGAAAATCTTTTTGGTGCGCAAGGTTTTTCTGGATTATTTAATCTTCTCAAAAATTTGGGATCAGGTATATTTAATTTTTCTAAAAATATTATGTCGTTTATTCCAAAATTGATTCCTGCTGCTGGTAAAGCACTTACTGCTGCTGGTGGAGCAATCTCAAGCGGAGTTGGAGCAGCTACGAGTTTTCTAACTGGTGGTTTGGGTGTAACGGGATTGATGACATCAAGTGCCGGAGCAGCATTGAGTGGTGGTTTGGGTGCGGGTGCTGCGATTGGAGCTGGCGCAAGTGTTGTTGGTGCAGCAGTTGGTGGATTTTATGCGGGTGATTATATAGCAGAAAAAGCAGGAGTTGGTATATATGGATGGGCTAAAGATGCCGAAAAGCAAGGCGAACAAGCAGCTAAAGCAGCCGAAGCCGAACCAGATGAATTGAAGAAAACACAACTTGAATTGATTGCTCTTGAAAATCAAGCACAAGCCGAAAGAACTAGAAGTTTAGGTGGAATCGGAGGATGGTTCCGAAAAGAAGGTGTGGCAAGCGAAGAAACTTTGAAACAAATAGAAGAAAAAAGAAAAAAGATGAACGAGTTGTATGCAGAGAGAAAAAAGAATGAAGAGCAACTAAAAAGCTATGGAAAATCTATGGGGCTTGAAGAGCCAACTGCAAGTCTAGAATCTACTAATGAAATGCAAACAGTTTCGGTTGGAGAACCAACTTCATCGATGGGTCAACCAACTCAACCAACCACAATTTCATCTCCAAATGATGGTGTAAATGCTTATGGTATGGAAAATCAAAATTTAAATACACAACCAGAATACGAAGCTGTAACGGTTGGTGATAATGCTACACTAGAAATTCAATCAATTCCAACACAAATCGAGTCTGCAAAAGCAACCAACGAAGCTCAAACTTCTGCATCGATGACAGTAAATGAGGCAATGCGTTTGGCGAATATTCAAACCAGCCAAAAAGCATCAGCTTTGCCAATTGTAAATCAAGTTACTGTAAACAACTCGTCGCAATCTTATAGTGCAGGCGGAGAATTCCGAAGACCGATCGAACCAGAAGTTGGAAAAAGAAGAACATAAAAAAAGGGAGCCAAAAGGCTCCCTTTTTTGTTAGTATATCAAACGATTATTCTTCAGAAGCAAGACGCTTGAAGTAGCTGATGTTGTCATCCTCTTCGATATCCGCTTCGAATGGCGGGGTGTTATCGGCAGGCTTGGGTGCTTCCTTCTTGGCAGCAAACTTGCTTGCGGGATTTGAATCGTTGATACCTGGCTTCTGCTTGCCAGCAATCACCTGGGAGAACTTGGTTTGAAGTTCTTCGTAGCTCTTGAACTCGGCAGGAGCAACAAACTCGTTGAGCTTGTATTGCTGCTTCCAAAGCTTCTCGAGCTTGGCATCGTCACCTTCAAACAAGGCACTGGGCGATGCGAATTCGCTGGCATCGTAGTTGGGGAAATCACCAATCGTACGAACCTTGAGCTTGAAGTTGCGACCCTTCCAGAAATCAAACGGATTGATCGGCTCTTCGCCAGCAAATTGAGGCGTCATCGACTCGGTGATCTTGTCGAAAATCTTCTTGCCGTAGTTGTACAAGAAAATCTTACCCTCGTTCTCCTTGTGAGCCGGATCGCTCACCACAAGAATGTTGCTGATATAACGCAGCTTGCGCTTGCGTGCACGAGCAATCTCCTTGTCGCTTTCGATGCCGCTGTTCCAAAGAACGCTGTTGGCTTCGCAAACTGGACACTTCTGACCAAGAGTGGTTGGACAGTTCTCGATGAACCAGTCGCCACCGGGACCACGGAAACCGTGCGAGAAAACTCGTGCCCACGGAATCTCTTCGCCTTCGCACGCAGGAAGGAAACGAATCACGGCAAAACCGTTGCCGCTCTTGTCGCGTTCGATGTTCCAAAAGCGATCGTCCTTGAACGACTCTCCACCCTTGTTCATCTTTTCCAGTTCGCGGCTCAGAGATGCAATATTACTCTGAGACTGCTTCTTCAAATTCTGAAAACTCATAATTTACTCCTTATGTAAAGTTTTGTGTGCGTGAGTTTTGTGTACAAATATTTATGCAACCGAGTAACGATTTATATTGTCTAGCAATACTTTTCTGTACTTCTTGATATCATCTATTTTTAGAAAGGACTTGTACTTTTTAAATTTAAGTGACATGTTACTATATGCAGCATCTTCTGAAAGTTTACGGTCAAATTGTTTATTGAATTGTAAAATAAAATCTAAAATTACGTAAGTTTCGGGATTGATTTGTTTGCGCATCAAAAGTTTAAATATTTCTGGATGTGTTCCTTCGCAGGAAAATAAGTCGTCAAATTTTTGATTGTTGTTTTCTAAATGATTACATATGGTTTCTACATCTTGTTCAAAATTATATTCAATACTTTCGTTTCGTTTGCACCATTCTTTGTACACTTCTTCCAAACGCGTCGTCAAAAAATCTCCAATCCAAACATTTTCATCTATCAAAAAATTCGAAATAAACAAATTTACTATCTGGTCATCTCGGTATTTTTTGCTGATTCTTTCAAAAAAATATTTGTCTTTTCGGTTTAAAAATGTTGAACGTTTGGCTTTAACATTTCCGTATTTTGTGTAGTCGTATGAAGTACTGGTAAAGTGTGATTTTATACCCAGATAAGTTTTGTATACAGTGAAAGCGTCCATTGTCACCTCATAGTGGCAAAGAGTTTTTCTTTGGTCTTAAATTTAATTGCTGTCCCTCAAAATCTACTTTTTCTTTTATAGATTTGCTGATCAACTTTCCAATTGATTCCGGCTCGATTTGATTCAGTTCGCACAAGCACAGTATGGCTTCAATATACTTGCAATTATTTTTTTGGCGATATTCTTCTATTTGTTTGTTGAAAGTTTTCTTGTCTAATTTAAATGCTGCGCCCATGATTACTCCTTGATTTTGTTTTGTATTTCGTCAAAATTATTTGCTTTCCAATAATCTTTGATGGTCTTGTTCAAACTTTTAAAATAATCTTTTGGATTCTTTTTGAATGTTTGAACCGTGCCGTCTTCGCTGGCTATCAATATGATTATTTGATTGACGGGAGTACCAGTCATTTCTTGATACATCAACGAGTAACAACTGGCTTGTTCAAAATAATTTGTAATCCATTCTTCTCGTTTTTCTTTAGTGGATCCTTTGAAGTCTATGATTGATAGTTGATCATTATATTCAGCAATACAGTCAACTCTACCAGCCATTCTTAAAGTATCAGACCACATCGAAGTTTCTTGTAAATGTATGTTGTTTATCTTGTTTAATTCCTCCTGCATCTGCTGAAACAAATATACAGACAACAAATTTTTATTTTTTTTGTAATCGGTTTTGTTTTTCAAATAATTTTCAATAATTTCATGCAATTCATTTCCGCGATTGGATGCATACTTGCTCAACTTTTCGTTTTCGGGATTTTTTCTCCACTCGGCAAAAAATTGACTTTTTGAAAAACCAGTCACAGTGGTGACTGACGGATACCAATAATAAGGAGCAACTGGCGATCTATAAAATCTTCCAAAAGATGTTTCTTTTGATTTTATAGATTCGGAACCAGTTGGCATTCGAGATGAAACATCAAGATGATTGAACTTCATGAATACTTGCTTTGTATGTTGGTGCGATTGGCACGATTAAACTTTGAAAGTACTTCGGTCCATCCCTTGTCGTGCTTTTTTACTCCAACATTAAC